CTCGAAGGGGGTCTTGGCGCTGAAGTCGGTCACGTCGGCCAACAACGCCTTGGCCCGCTCGGCGCTGCCCAACATCGTGGTCATCGCCACCTCGGCCTGCTCGAAGTCGGCGGCCAGTTTCAGGCCCGTGCCAACGGCGGTGATGGCGGACAGGCCGCCGAACATCGCGGCGACGCGGGTGCCCACGGCAGATACCTTGTTGCTGAAGGCGGCCAGGGGCGCGGTCGCACGCTTCATGCCGCTGCTGAAGGCGGCAACATTCGCGCTGAGGCGGACGTGAAGATTGGCGATGCCGGCGGCCACTGATGATCTACCGCTGTTTCCTGCTGAACTTGCCGCCCATCAGGGCGTTGAACTTGCGAACCGCCGCCTGCATCTCGGCCTCGGTCTGGGGCCGATCCCGCTGGGGCGTGAAGGTGGGGATGAAGTCGGACGGCCGGAACGGCTTGCCCTTGGACCGATGACAGTTGGCCGTGGTGCTGGCGATGATGCCCGCGCGAAGGTCGGCCCGGTCTTCCCCCCACGGCTCGACGCCGTACGCCTCGATCCACAGGCGCAGTTCCCTGTACGTCATCCGCCGCCGCAGTTCCTCCAGCGTCACGCCGAGGTCACGGCACAGGCGAAGTAGGAACCGGACGGCGGGATCGGCCGCTAGGACTTTGGGTCGTTCTCACCGCCGGCCTTGTTGCCGTTGATGGCGTTGTACCGGTCCAGGACGCGGGACAGCGCGGCGAGGCTCTTCTTGGACAGGGCTGGGATGTCGCCGTCGTCGAACACCCGCTTACCGTCCTCGTCCAAGATGATGTTGGCCGCCATGCGGGCGAAGCTGTCGCTGCCCTTGGTCATGCCCTGCAACCGCTCGGCCTCGGCGATGGTCGTCACCGGGACGTACACCGTCGCCTTCCACTCGGGAACTTCGACGGGTTCGAGGCGGGTGTCGTCCGCATTCAGGATCGTTTGCTTAAGATTCATAGTTCTTCTCCGCTCCTAAGTAGGTGGTGTCGATGGACGATCAGGCTTGCGAGGCGGCCTTGGTGAACTCGGGGATGCCGGACAGCTTCATCGAAACCTGCGTGGTGACGATGCCCTCGCGGTCGATCTCGTCGCCGTAGCTCTTGATGAACCCGCTGAACTCCCAGGTGCTGCCGTCGCTGAAGGTGATGCGGAACCCGCGGTCTTCGCGGAACAGCGCGAAGATGTCTTCGGTCGCGTCCTTGTCGTATTGGAGCGTCACCTCAAGCTCGCCGGCGTCGGCCCAACCGCTCACGAACTCCTTCCACTGCTCCACGCTGTTCATGTTGGACGTCTCGATCTCGTCGGCCTCGAACGTTGGCGGTGTCACTTCCGTGACGCCCGCGAAGTCGGTCCACGAGGAGGAATCGCCGTGGGTCGCGGCGTTGCCGTAGGCGATGGTGGTGGTTGCTCCCTTGGTCACGCTCATGTCGTTGGTTCCTGGTAAAGAACTGCGGCATCCAGTTGGACGCCGTAGGTGGGTGAAGCCCGGCCCTCCAATGGGGCAACGGGTGTGTCACGTTCCTCATCGACCGTGACTTGGTCGATCAGGGTGTTGTCGATGGTGCCGGTGTAGTCCTCGATGGCGTCGCGGACGGCGGCGGCCAGTTCCTTCACGGTGGGGTAGGACGGTGCCAGGCAATCGAACTGCATCCGGCCCCGCGCCCAACCGGCGGTCGCCCTGAAGTTCCGGCCGAACAGGGTGCTGACCCTGGTGAGGATCACGCACGGTCGGCGCTCGTCTTGGGGGCGCTGCACGAAGAACAGCCGGTCGCCGACGATGGCCGTCACGGCCGGGTTGCCGGCGAGGATGCTGCGGAAGGCCACCTCCATCACTTTGGTGCCTCCTTCCGCCATTCCTTCAACACGCCGGCCGCCAGCTTCTTGGCGACGATCTGCCGGCTCTTGTCCACGTTCTCGTCGAAGGCCGGGCGTAGGAACGGCTGGGCGGGGACGAAGCTGCCGTCGCTGGCAATGTGCCCGTTCTCGACTAGGTGGGCGTAGAACTTCGGCTTCCTGACCCGCCCCTTGAATTCGGCCTCCACGTTCGTCTTCGGGCCGACGAGGGCCATGACGGTGCCCGACCGCTTGTAGGTGCGGACCCTCTTGCCTAGGGACAGCTTCAGTGTGCCGGTCTGCTCGGGCACCTTGCGGCGGGCGTCCTTCAGGATCGGGGTAGCCGCGACATTGACGGCTTGGCGGGTGTATTTCCGCTCCACCTTGCCGCCCAACTTGCGAAGGGCGCGGGCAAGTTCCTTGTCACCGGTGAGGGTGGCGTTGCGACTGCTCCTAGGCATCGACCGCTCCCTCGGCCTGGCCGTGCATGACCGCCTCGACGTGAAGTTCCCGGCGGCGGCCGTCCAGGTCGATGACGCCGATGATGTCGAGCGTCCGGCCGTCGAACAGGATGCGGTGGCTCGGCTCGATGTCGTCGCGGAACCTCAGCCGGACGGTGTGGGTCACGCGGGTGTCGGTGCCGAACTGGCCGAACCGCTCGTCGGCCTTGGTGGCGCGGACGCTGGCCGGGACGGCGGTGGCGTAGGTCGTCCACCCGCTGGGCTGGCGTCCCCACCTCGGATCATCGACGCCACCGGGGCGTTGAAGGTCGATGCTGTGGCGTAGGGAACCCGCCCTCATCGCGGCCTCCCGGTCTCCAGGTCGAACAGGCGACCCTTCTTCCACAGGCTCCAACGGGCACCGGGGAACTTGTCATTTCGGTACTCCATCCACGGCCCGCCGTCGATGCGGAACAGGAACCCGCGTCGGCCCATGAACCCGATCAGGGTCCTGGGAAGGCCGAACCCGAACAGCCGGCGGAGGTGGCCGTCCAGCGTCACGCTCGCCAGGTATGCCGGGCGGATTCTGAGGTGAACTTCGGCGGTGATGGCTGCCACTAGATGGCCTCCTTCAGGACGTGAAGGTTGACGATCCGCTGAACCGCGAGGGGCGTCTCGGACAGCCGCAGCGGCGTCGTTGCCTCCCTGTTCTCGTAGTTGTGGGCGGCCAACAGCAACGCCCCTTGCCGCAGCGTCGTCGGTAGCTCATCACTTGGATGACCGGCGGTGAACTCGATGCGGACGCGGCCGGGTCGCGGGGTAAGGTCCGGCCAGGCCGCACCATCGGCGGGGACCACCGTGCCCGGCGTGCTGTAGGGGTCTGTGGTCCAGTCGCCCGGCATCAGGACCGCGAGGTTGTCGTCGTCCTGGTCCCACTCGATCCGGGTCACGCTCACGAGGGGCGGGCGGGGCAAGCGAATCGGCGCGGACCCGCCGGGGAACCTGTCTAGGAACAGGCGGAACGTGGACAGGGGCAGCGTCGTGTTCGTCTCGCGCTCGAGCATTTCCACGGCGGCGTCGACGTACGACTGCTCCATCGGGCCGACCTGCTCGATGCGGAGGTGGTCGGCGAACATCGACGGGGCGACCGCGGGTTCCAAGATGCTGGTGCGCTTGACGTGCATTGGTCCTACTTGGACGGGGCGGCCTTGCGGCGGCCACGCTTGCCCTTGGCGGCGGTGGCGGTGGTGGTGGTGGTGGTGGTGGTCTCGACGGGGGCGGACGCCGCCGGGTCGGTCGCCTGCTCGTCGCCCTCGATGACCGGAACGGCATGACCGGCTTCGATCAGGCGGGCGGCCTCGGCGTCGGGCACGTCGGCGATGTCGCCGGGGTTGTGGGAGTGGTTGGCCCCGACGAGGTTGGTTAGGAACTTGACCTTCATGTGACGTCCTGGCTATTTCAGTAAGGGACCGGGTATGCCAGTAACCCGGCCCCTTGATTTGGCCCGACGCGCCCTATGGCAACCGCGGCGGGCCGAGGAGAACCCCCTCTAGGAGGGGCGATGACCCGCCGGCTGGGATCAACAACCGGCGGATCGAACAAGAACACAACCGCTGTTAGCTCGCTGCCAGTTGCAGCACCTTGAAAGCGTTCGCGTCCGTCACCCGGCCGTCGTGCCGGCTGAACAGGCGGAACCCGATCAGGCCCTGGCCGCTGAACAACTCCGAGGCTCGGATGACCACGGGGTTGGTCACGTCGCGGACGGTGTACCGGCCGAAGTCGCCCGCGAGGATGACCTTGGACCCGGCACCGTCGGACAACTCGGGCATGTGGTTGTTGACCTGATAGCCAACATCCAACAGGGTGGATGGGGCACCTGCCGCGCCGGCGGCGAAGATGTACCGGCCACTCGAATCCTTCAGCTTCCGACACGCCGCGAGGGTGGTGTCGTGAAGCATGAACCGGAATGCCGGGTTGGCCCGGTAGGCCGCGTCGAGGCTGTGCTGAAGGTCGAGCAGTTCCTCGTATGCGATGGCCGACGTGCTGGCGGCGGTCTTGCCCACGCCCGCCGCGGTGACGACACCTTGGGGTTGACCCGTGCCGGTGCCAACCGTGCTGAACCTGTTGAAGGCCCGGCCGATCCGCTCGCCCGCGATGTTCAGGATGTATTGCTCGACGTTATAGCTGGCGTCTTGCAGAAGCTCGTAAGACACCTTGATCCACTTGCTGTCAAACCGCACCGGCTTCACGGTGACGCTTCCAAGGTTGGGATCGGCCTCGGTGTTGTCGGTCGCACCTTCGCCGACGATCTGACCCTCGTTCGAGGTGTCGTCCGCCGTCGGGATGCCGAACTCGTTGCCGTCGCTGCTGGGGATGACGAACGCGCCGGCGGCTCGGACGCCGCTGTACGACTTCATCACCTTCACAAGCTCGTCGTACATGATGCGGTCGCCGACGACGCCGGTTCCGCTGACGGTGACGGCCCGCTGTTCCTGGGGAGGGAGCAGTCCAGTTCGTAGGTAAGACTGAACCTGTGCCCGCTGCTCCTGGGCCTTCTCATCGGCCTCGGTGCTGCGGCGGTTCGTGTCCTCGCGGCCGGGCTGGGTGCGGGTTTCGTCGTTGCCCTTGGCGTCGCCGGCGTCACGCTCGATCTGGGCGATGCGCTCGCGGCGCTCCAGGTCTGTCTTGATCTGCTCGGCCCGCGTGTTGAACTCGTTGAACTTGCCGTCTTCCTCGGCGCTCAGGTCGCGCTTCTCGTCTTCGGCCTTCTTCAACAGGCTTTTCATGTCGGCCAGCACCTGGCCGCGCTCTTCCTTCAGTTGCTTAATCTGTTGCCAACTCATGGGGTTGCTTTCTCCGATGGTGTCTGCTCAATCCCGCCGCTCGGCGGGGGTGGGCGTTGGCACCTGCGTGGTCGGCGAAAGCCCCGTGGCGCGGTTCCTAACCCGTCGCCTCAGTAAGACGCAACAGGCGGCGGCACCTAGCCGCGCGGGGTCGAGGAATCTTGTTCAGAACGTCGGGTGCGACGCGGACGCTCACGCCGGCGTCGGGATATGCGGGAATGCTCGTGATGGTGACTTCGCGGAGGCTGACCTTGTTCAGTTTGCGGACCGCCTTGCCGTCGCCGGTCGTCAACCACTGCTCGCCGCCCTCGGGCACCCTGAAGCCGAAGCTGCATCCGGCCACGTCGCCGCGGTCGAGCATCACCCGTAGGTCGCGGGCGTAGCTCGTGTCGGGCAACTCGAACTCGAAGCGGAGGCCGGTGTCGTCTTCGGCCAGCTTCAGCGTGTTGGCTGTGGTCCTGCCTAGGAGGCGGCTGTGGTCGTGGTCGATCAGCGCCCGCACGTCGTGGCCGTCGGCCAGGGTGTCGGTGAAGGCCCCGCGCTCGATGATCTCGGTGAACCCGCCGAGGTCTACGCTCGCCTTGCCGAACACGGCCGCGTACCCGATCACCCGTCCCGGCTTGTCCTGTTCCGACCGCAGTTCAAGCCGCGGCTGCTCGTTCATTCGCGTCTCGATTGCCGGGGGCGTCGTCGTGCTGTCGTTGTTCGTGCTGCTCATAGTCATCTTCTCCGTCGCGTAGGTTCAGGACGGCCACCGCCACGCGGCGGGCCTTGCCGCCGATGTCGTTGATCGCGTCATCTGTCGGGGTCTTCTCATCGACGTGCTGTCGAAGCTCGGCGAGGGCGTCGTCGCAATACCGCTGCGCCCATTCGGCCGGGTCGGCGTCGATGCCGGCCAGGTTCAGGACCGGGGCGATGTGCCGGGCGGCAAGGTCGCGGTGCTGGTCGTAGAACTCGGCCGCCCACTTCATCAGTCCTTCGGCGTCACCGGCGAACTTGTGATTGGCCTTTTCGACGGCGCGGGCCTCCTTGGTCGCCAGTCGTGACGCCACGTCTTCGATGATGTCGAGGGCGGCGTCGGTGCTGACGCTGATGGTGTTGCTGGCCGGCTCGGGCAAGGCTCGGGTGCCGCCGGGCTGGGTTCCCACCTTGGTCATGTTCAGCGGCTGCAACAGGTCGTCGCCACCTTGGACGGGCGGCAAGCCCTCCATCTTCCGAATGTCGTTGATGCTCAACCATCCGCCGCTTCGGCCGATGGTGTGGGACCGATAGCGCTCCAAGGTCGTTGCCCTCAAGCTGGCATCCACGTTGACCTTCACCTCGTGGGTCGCCTTCTCGCGCTCCAGCAGCAACTTTCTATTCGCTTCCTGCTCCAACTTGACCGTGTACGGCAACAGGGTCTTGGCGAACTCGATGCCCTGCGCTTCAGTCGAGGCATAAGATGACTTCTCCAAGTCGCCCAACAGGTGCGGCGGCACCCGGTAGACACGGGCGATGTCGCGGACCTGGTGGATACGGCTGGCGGTCAGTTGGCCCTTCTCCGGGTCCAGATTCGTTGCAACGAACTTCATCCCGTCCGGCAGCAGTGCCACCTTCATCGCGTTGTCCAAGCCGGTGTAGTTCTTCCGCCAACTAGCTAGGAAGTCCTTCAACGCTTGGTCAGACATCTTCGGTGTCTGCAAGATTCCACCGACGTTGCCGTTGTTGGCGAACACCTTCGCCGCGTACTTCTCCATCGCCAGCGCGAGGCCGATGGCCTGCCTGCTCTGCCGCACGGGCGACAGGGGCGTGACACCATCCAGGGTCATGGTGGCGACGCTGTAGACGCTCTCGGGTCCGAGGGTGTACCGGCCGTCGGGCATCTGAACCTCGTAGCTCAACCGGCCGCCGTGGCGCTGGGGGCGGACGTGCGAACTGGGGATCGGGTACAGGCCCCGCGGCCGTCCGAGGTCGTCGCGGTCGATGAAGGCCACGCCGATGCCCCACAGGCACACGTTCAGGAGGAAGGTCTCGCGGAAGGCGGCGGCCGTCTGATACTCGTTCGGCTCGTCGTGAAGGAGGCGGTGTAGCGGATGGTCGTAGTCCTTGCCGCCGTTCTTCCTACTGCGGACATGGACCGGCAGCGCGGCGATGCTCTCGGCGATGATGCGGCAGCACGCGAATACGGCCGACGCCTGAAGCGCGGTGGTCTCGTTCACGGTCACGCCGCTGTCGGTGCCGCCCATGCCTTGGAACAACCCGTAGGACGAGGGGCCAGTCAGTTCGGCGGGGGCGGCTCGCTGTTCATCGCGGCGGCCGAGGATGTAGTCGAGCAGCTTCATCACAGGACGATCAGTTCGGGGTTCGTTTCGTAGAAGTTGCCGCCCGTCTCGCCCTCGGCGTTCAGGTAGCAGAACAGCGCCGACAGCAGTGCGGCGACACCATCGACCTTCGACCGCGACAGGCGCTTAGACAGGCTTAGGTTCCCGGCGTCATCGGCGCGGGTGACGACGTTGCCAAGGTTCCACCTCATAACCGGGTGGTTGCCGAAGTTGATCCGACCGGCTCGGATCAGGCGTTCAAGCTCGGCCAGCGGCCGGGCCTGGCTCCGCCACCCTTGCCCCACGGGCACCACGTCGAGGCCGTCGTCCAGGAGGTCCAGTTCCAGGCTCTGACCCTGGAACAGGCGGTCGATGCCTAGTTGCTTGATCGGATACAACGCGGCCAGGTCGCGGATGTGTTGTCGGACGGCGTGGTAGTCCACGACGTTGCCGCTGTTGAGCCGAAGTAGCCCCGCTCGCTCCCACGCCCGGTACGGCACCCTGTGCTTCTTGCCGAGGCGGTCGATGTTCTCGCGGGGAAGGTAGAAGTGCGGCAGGACTAGGAACGGGTCATTGTCGGCCTCGGGCGGGAACAGCAGCACGGCGGCGGTGAGGTCGTCGGTCGCCGACAGGTCCAGGCCGCAGTAGCACGGTCGGCCTTGAAGTGCGGCCACGTCCAGGTCGGCCGGCAGCGCGTCGAGGAGGTCGGGCGACAGCCAAGCCGACGCGCTGCTCACCCACCTGTTGAGTCGGTAGCGGAGAAAGGCGTTGACTTTGGCCGGCGACTCCTTCGCCTCCAGGTAGTCCCGCCTGAAGTCGTCCTCGCTGATGGTGACGCCGAAGCTCGGGTTGGCCCTGGCCCAAGTCGCCGGGTCTTCCCAATCGTCCTGCTCACCGGCCTCGTAGATGACTCCGAGGTAGGTTGGGTCGATGATCTCGCCGCTGATGACCTTCTTGGCGTACTCGTACTCCTGGCGGCAAACGTGCTGCGGGTCGGACCCGTCGCCGGCCGTGGTGATGGACAAGTGAAGGGGCTGGTGCCGCGCGGACCCGGCGTAGGCGAGGGCATCCCACAGTTCCCTGCCCGCCTGGGCGTGAAGCTCGTCGAAGATGATCGCGCTGGCGTTCAGTCCTTCCTTCGACCGTGCCTCTGCGCTCATCGCCGCGTAGAACCCACGATCAGGACCGATGATCCGCTTGGTTGAATCTCGCGTCTTGACGAGGCGGGCAAGGCCGGGGGTGGCGTCGATGATGCGGGCAGCCTCCCGGTAGACGAGGCCGGCTTGGTCACGCTCGGACGCGAACGAATACACCTCGGGCGTCGGCTCGCCGTCGGCCAGCAACAGGTACAGGGCGAGGCCCGACAGCAGCGTGGTCTTGCCGTTCTTCTTCGGCGTGCTGATGTACCCCTTCCTAAACCGGCGGGTGCCGTCGGGTTTCCGCCACCCGAACAGCGGGGCAATGACCTTGGACCACTGCCAATCTAGAAGCTCGAAGGGCTGGCCGCGGAACCGGCCGGTGCCGTGGCGAAGGTGGCCGAAGAACTGCCTGACCCGCTCGGCCTTCTCGATGTCGAAGTAGCATCCTTCTTGGACGGCCGCGCGATCGTTCGGGCCGACGATCCAATCGGACCACGGCACGTCTGGGATGGGTTGGCCTGCTGCCTTCGTCACTTCGTCCTTAGGAACCCTTCGATGCCGGCCGACGGATCGGCCGCTTCGGCTGCGCTCTCCACTTTGGTCCTGGCGGCCGGGGTCATGCCGAACTCACCTAGCAGCTTGCGGAACTTCTCGAACTCACGATCCGCCCGGCCCCGCGCCGGATTTGGCACAAGCTGACCGTGGACCTTCACGATGTCGCCTCCAAGCTCGCGGGCCTGCTTGGTCAGACGTAGGAACGCGGCGTAGGCGTCGCACAGGGCGGCGAAGGCGGCCTCGTCCAGGTCCGTCATCAGTCCCTGTTGTGCCAGGTGCTTGCCGAGGCGCTTCCACACCTTCACGGCGTCGGGTGCAAGCTCGGCCGGCGGCTTGGGCACCGTCACCTTCGGCGTCGGCTCCTTCTTCGCGTTGCGGCTGGCACCACGGCCGACGGTTCCCTCGACGCGACGGACGGCGGTAGGTTTGGGGGCGGGTCCAGTCCTAGCCATTGCTCATCACCCCTTCGATGAACTTGCGATAGAACCCGTAGAGGTCCGCGTGGTCGCTGATAACAAGCTGTTCGTAACAATGACAGCGGCGGAGGTTCTGGCTGCCTTCTGCAACTAGGTGGCGGCCGTCGGTCGTCTTCAGCAACATCAGTTTCGTGTGGTTCCGCTCCACCGTCATCCGCCCCCCTCGGGCCTGAAGCTCGGCGGCAAGCTCGTCCACGAGGTGGCGCTCCTTGCCTTGGAACAGGGCGCTGCAGCAGAACACGCACCGGCCGACCTTGCCGCCGTCGATCAAGGCGAGGAGGCGGTCCATGACACGGCGGTTGAATGACAGCGTGCTGATGTGCAACGTCTCGACGGTGGCCGGTGCCATGAGGTCGAGCATCGCCGGCAGCAGGTCGATCCCGTCGAACGTCGCGTCCATGAGCAGGTGAACAGTCTCGCCGGGTGCTGGTAGTGAACCGATGCGGTCGGCGGCGGCCTGACCTTTGCGAAGCTCCACGAGGCGGCGCTGGTCTTCCTTCGTCACGATCCGGCCGGCGTCGTCGGCAAGCGGATCGCACGTCGGCTTGTCGTCATCCTTCTTCTGGCCGTGGTGCGGCGTGAGGTCCACGATCCCGAATGCGGCAAGGGCGTCGGGGGCGTCGAGGTCGGTGATGTTCGTGGTGGTCATCGTGATGCTGCCGGCGGCGACTCCGGTGGGCCTCTAACCCTGACTCAAAAAGTGAAGACGGGCGTGCGGTCAGGGGCCTTCAGGTGCTGAACTTTTCGGACCCCCTCCCCCTCCTACCCTCGTCCTGCTCCCGCCCGTCCGCTCCTGCTCGTGCCCCACGTCCACCTGCCCATCATCCCTACCGCCTGCGGGTGGTGAAGATTGCCGTGCGGCGTGAAGGTCTTGGGTTGCCGCTCTCCAACTGCGGCGCTTGTTGATCGCCCTGATGTTGTCGGTGCTGATTCCGAACTCGCGTGCGATGGCCTTGCGGGGTTCGCGTGTGAAGCTGCGGCGGTAGATGTCCCTGGCCTGCTCTGACGTGAGGCGGACCTGGCGGCGGATCGGCTTGTGACGGGTCGTACCACGCCACAATTCGCCCCGCGCGATGCCTCCGATGTCCTGCGTGGTGACGCCGAACCGCTTGGCGATGACGAGGTACGGCTCGCCTTCCTTGGCCGCCTCCACGATCTCGGCGATATCCGCTTCCTTCAGCTTGGCGAACGGGTGTGCCTCGCCCTGAACGGTGGGTGGTTGCTTCACGCTGCCCCCTTGGCGAGGGCGGTCTCGATGCGGCTCACGGCCAGGTCGAAGGCGGCGGGGTCACGCTCGATTCCGATGCAACGTCGGCCGTGGGCAAGGGCGGCAAGGGCGGTGGTGCCCGAACCGAGGAAGGGGTCGAGGGTCGTGCTGTCAAGCTCTGTGCTGGCGTCGATCAACTCGCGGAATAGCCATGTGGGTTTCGGGGTGCTGAACCCTTGGACCCGCTGACTTGGCCCCCGCCATACAGGCGGTTCACAACAGCGGTTGAAGGTGGACGTGGGGCGGCGGGCGATCACGCACAACTCGACGGCCGAGGTCCACAGGTGCTGCCCGTTCATCGGGCTGGGGTTGCTCTTGATCCAAGTGCCTTGCCTGGTGGTCATCCGGTGTCGGACGAACTGCCGGCGAAGCTCGGACACCTGTTCAGTGCTGCACCAGACATAGGACGTGGGTGCCAGTCTCTTGAACTGCTCGACTAGGAACGGGATGTCTAGGCCGGCGTCGTCGTCGGCCGCGCCCTTGTCCAAGTTGCGAAGCCCCGCGCTGGCCCGGCTGACCTGGCCGTACGGAACGTCGGCGATGATGCACGACACCGGGTCCACGGTTGGTAGAACATCGCGGCAGTCCGCGTTGAACAGCGTGACGCGGCCACAGGGGCTGACGTAGGACGGGGTGGGCATTAGGCATCCTCCTCGTCCAGGCTCGTCGCCTGATTCAGCACGTCGGCCCCGCGCCGCCCGACGTGAAGTTCATTGATCCCGAACTTGCGTAGGTTGGCCGTGAGGCGGTCGTGGTGCTGACGGCAGACGCTGCGAAGGTTGTTCGGGTCCAGTCGGCCGCCGCCGCGACTGATGGGCCTGATGTGGTCCACGATGCTGGCCGCTCCACCACAGAACACGCACAAGGGGTGTGCATCCAGGTGGTGCGACCGAAGGCGCTGCCACGATGCGTCATAGCCCCGCTCGGCGGCCGAGGGGCGTGCATCGACTCGGGGTCGGCGTTGGCTGATTGACTTCGCTTTGTGCGGCATGGCATCGTTTGTGCCGCCGGGGGCTGCGCCGGGAAGACTTGATCTCCCTTGCGGCACAGGACGTGACCCCCCGGCGGCTTCGCTCTCGCCTACCTAGGACGCAAACGCGGGCTGAACCTCGCCGCCCGATGCCAAGAAACCTGCCAAACGCCTGTAGCCCCTGCTCAAAGCATCGGTGACGGCATCGGCCTTCAGGCTGAGCATGTCGGCAAGGTGTGCGTGTGTCGCGTCGGGGTGGTCCATCCGTGCCTTCACCACCTGTGCCTGCCGAGGCGTAAGCATTCCGACGGCAGCCTCGATCATCGCCGCGGAAGGATCGGGTGACGCCGGTGCTGCTGGGATGTTGGCGATGTGGTCGCCGGCCGCGCGGGGCTGAACACGCTGTCGAGCGTCACGGCGGCGGCCTAGGTCGATGACCGCGTTGCGGATGGTCCAACGTAGGAACCCGCATCGGTGGCCCGCGCCGGTGTAGGACGGCAGCGCTTCTAACGCCCGAACGGCCGCGGCCTGGGCGGCATCCTCGGCATCGTCTGTGTCCAGGAACGGAAGGTGCCGGCCCACCGCCTTGCGGGCTAGGGCGAGGATCATCTTGGCTGTTGCATCGTCTGTGGGGTTCTCCATGAAGAGAACCTCGACTATTTCGCTTCCAACCTTGGGATTTGATGTTTCCGCTGTGGTGTCGTCGCCGCCGCTGTATGGGACGAGGGGATCGCGCTAGTGTAGTCTGGTCAGACACAACTTGTCTGGCTGGACATGTCTGGTCAGACATGTCTGGCTGGACTACTACCTTCTCCCGAACGGGAAACGGGGGTGCCTGTCGGGTGGTCTCAACGGGCTGAACATTTGCCTTTTCCCGAGGCTCCTCGGCCGACGGATGCTCTAATGCCCACCGCTTGAACTGTTGGAGGACTGGGTCGGTATCGGGCACCGGCTTCGACTTCCTACAATTGATGTTCTGAACGTCGGCGGCCACCTGTTCCAAGGTTCGCCCTGTGGCCTGTGCCATTGCCTGAAGGTGCCTGATGGCGTCGTGTAACCATGATGCCCGGCGGGATAGGTCGGGCGTCTCACAGGTGCTGACAACGCGCTGACGCTCCGGCGTGGCATCCCTGAACTTGGACCACCATGCCGGCCGGGGCATCCTGCTGATGTGCCTGTCGCCCGCGCTGCTGGGGATGCGGAAGTCGATGGCGTTGAGCAGGTGGCCCCGCATCGCCACGAGGGCGGCTTCAACACCGGCGTCCACGTCGCCCCCTAGAGCGTCCAGGGCTGACCGGTACTGCTCCACTAGGTCATTGGTGATGTTGTGCCCCACGTCGCCGCTGAACTCGCCCTCGAAGCGCTGACGGCCGCCGGGGGCCAAACCTTGTTCGAGGCTCTTGTCGTAGACGCGGACGAACCGGCCTGACCCATCCTTGCCCCTGCTCCCGATCTCGACACCGTTGCCGGTCAACACGCCGGCCGCGCGGGGCTGATGCGGCTTCCACCGTCGGGCATGACGGAGGTGGCCCTGTTCACAGGACTGAAGGATGTGCTGCACCAACTGCGCGGGGTAACCGTCACCGACCACGTCCACGGCAAGGTCGATGCGGGTGCAACGCCACGGCTCATCCGCCACCATCACCAATAGGTCGAGCAGTGCCTCGATCCCCACCATGTCACAAGCGGTGCCCGGCACGATCACCTTCACCCCACGGTCGTCACCATTCTCCGCCTTCCTGTGGACCGTGGCACCACCGGCGTAGCGCCATGCAAGCCTGTATCGCTGCTCGGGACAGGTTGGATCAGGATGGCCGAGGTGGTTGGTGAAGGCCCATTCGTGGATGCTGTGTAGGGCGCGGTGAGGGAGGTGAAGGGTGAGGTGGTGGATGAAGGGCGTGGTAGGTACGGGTAGTCCTTCCACGATGGCCTGCTCACCACCCTGCCACTTTACCCCCTGTATTACTGGTTGAATCTCGACTTGCATTCTGCATCACCTCGCCGGCTGCGACCGGCAATAGAAAAGGCCCGTGCGTTCGCAGCGCACGGGCCGGGGGTGATGCAAGTGTCGGCGGGTGTTCCGACCGTGTGAGTATCGACTATCTCCACCCGATCACTTGCATCGAACGGCTGCGAACCGCGGTCGCTTTGTGGGGCGACAGGTTGAATAGCGGCTAGATGCGGGGGAGGCGCTTAGTCTCCACACGATCCGATAGATTTTTGCTGGATTTGCCCTTCTGGTTTACCCGTCCTGCGGCTCGGCCAGCACCCGGTACACCGACGTTTTGCCGTTACGGGACATGCGTTGGATCAGGCCGCGGCGCTCTAGGTCACGGGCAACATCGCCCATCTGGCTGGCACATCGACCGCCGATGGCCTTCATCATCTCCCGGCGACTCGGGCTGCACCGCCTTCTGCTCGGCCTGCTCGCTTGCTGCCCCCGCCGCGAAGGCATCCACCCAGAACGTCGCGGTGCGGGGGTCCACCGCCTCGTGGTACTCAACGAGGCGGGACCAGAAGTCGCGGGCGGCCTCGCGGTCGATCTCGTAGTCGACTTCGACATCCTGCACGAGGCCGTAGAAGATCTCGAACGGGCTGTAGGCGAGTTCCTCGCCCCAAACGTCGGGCTCGCCTTCCCAAACGTCGGGGCCGAAGGTGAAGTTGCCGTCGCCTACGAAGCTGCGGATACGGTTCTTCACCTCGGTGCTGGCGGTGGCTCCCCACTGCTTGCCGACCTCGAAGGCGAGGAGGTAGACGTTGGGGATAGAAATGACGACGTGGCCGTCAAGAAGGTCGGGGGTGGTGCTCATCTGTCTGTCTTTCTCCGGCTCAACGGCCGGCACAGGTTGGAGGGATGGTTCGCCGCTGCACAACGGGCGCAGCGGCAC